ATGGTTCGCTGGCTTCGCGCTACACAAAGGCGCTGGCACGTTCAATGGCATCGACCAAAGAGATCAAGGCCGCTAACGTCTTGAATAACGCTCAAGCCGCTGGATTTACTGGTGGTGACGGTCAAACTTTGTTGAGTGCATCGCACCCAACACAGAACGGCAACCAGTCTAACGTGCTTGCCACGGCGGCTGATCTGTCCGAGACATCTCTTGAGTCGATCCTGATTAACATCAGCGACATGAAAGATGATCGTGGCCTTCGCATTGCGGCGCAGGGTATGCAATTGGTTATTCCAACTGCCTATCAGTTCACCGCAGAGCGTCTGCTGGAATCAGCATTGCGTCCAAGCACTGCCGATAACGACATCAACGCGATTAAGGCTGGTGGTTATTTGCCACAGGGCTATCACATCATGCGCCGTTTGACTGATGCTGATGCGTTCTTTATTAAAACTGACGTTCCAGATGGTCTGAAGCATTTCACCCGTTCAGCAATGAAAAAGGGTATGGAAGGCGACTTTGAGACTGGCAACGTCCGTTACAAGGTACGCGAAAGATATAGCTTTGGCTTCACCGATTGGCGCGCCTTATTTGGAACCGAAGGCGCAGCATAAACAACCCACTCTCCTCTTCCTTGTTGGGTCAAACTGGGGCGGTCTTCGGATCGCCCTTTCTTTTTGTTCAAACCTGTTGTATTGTGCCGACATCCCTGACAGGTGCGCCCTGCACCTGACTTAACCCACGACAGGAGATCGACATGGGTACTACAACTTTCTCAGGCCCGATTAAATCAGGCACGATTAAAGAAACCAGCGGAACAACTGTTGGTTCTAACATGAAAAACACAGGTTTTGTTGTCCTTTCGCAAACCGCTGCGATTGATCAAACAGCAACAACAACCACCACAGATATTATTATCCCCCCAAACAGTCAGCTTATCTCAATTGATGTGACTGTAACCACAGCGTGGAGCGGTGGAGCCACAACTCTTGGCCTTGGCGGCGTTGGTGCGGCAACCTCTCTAACTGCTGCTGGAGCCATCCAAGGCAACGCAGTGGGCATCGTGGCGGCAAGTCCCGGTACTGACGCAACGCGCACGTCAAAGTGGCTAAACACAGGCACAGGCGATCATAGGCTGATCGTGACCACAGCAAACACTGGGAATGGTGTTGGCGCAGTCACCGTTGTCTATGCACAAAGCAACAACGTAACATAATTTATTGGTGGGGTTTCGGCCCCACCAGCAATTTATAGGAGGGTCAAAGTGGCTAATATTACAAGCATAAAAACGCTTTCTGAAAATACCAGCGAAGTAGTCATGGCATTCCAATTGCAATATGTTGATACTGGCGATGAAGATGCCGTGAAAAAAGTTGATGTCTCAGCTTTGACAAAAAGCGCAAACGGTGCGTCCTGCAATTCGGTAAGTCTTCTGGAGTGCTGGTGGATAATCCAAGGCATGACAGTCATGGTGGAAGCAGACGCAGGCACAGATGTCATTATGATGCATATGGCGGCTGATGATATTGGATACCAAGACTTCAGCAAGTTTGGTGGATTGCCATCAACTGTAGAATATGGAAGCACAACTGGTGATGTCCTATTTACAACAACTGGCCTTGGGGCCGCTGGCGATACATATAATATCGTCATGCGGATGAAAAAACATTACGCATAGGATTGCTTCATGGCGACTTCAGATACAGTAGCGTTTCGCCCAGATGTTGAAGAAATCATCGCAGAGGCATTTGAGCGGTGTGGGATCGATCCGCAAACCCAAACAGGTTACAAGGCTGTGTCTGCACGGCGCAGCCTAAACCTGTTGTTTAGTGAGTGGGCCAACAGAGGCATCAATTACTGGGCGGTGGAGCAAAGAACCCTGACGTTGGTAAAAGACCAGACAACGCCGTACACGCTTCCTGCTGGCACCATCGACATTATGGACGCCGTCATTAGAGATAGCGCAGGCACGGACACGTCTGACCAAATTATCAATCGTGTGTCCATTGCGGATTATAACCAACTGCCAAACAAAACATCTTCGGGAAAGCCATCACAGTATATGCTGGACAAGCAATATACGCCGCTGATTTATATCTGGCAAATACCAGACGTGACCACATACAGTTTAAATTATTGGTCGGTAAATCAGCTTGATGACATCACGGCCAGCAATCAAGACGCTGACGTGCCATACCGATGGAGCGACTGCATTTGCGCGGGGCTGGCAAGCAAGCTGGCGCTAAAAAACGCACCCGACAGGTTTCAAGTCTTGAACGAAATTTACGAAAGGGCATTCACGTTTGCGGCGGCGTCCGACAATGATGGCGTCAGTCTGAGGGTTCAGCCAACTGCGCTGAATTTATATTAATGGCAAAATACGCACGGGGCAAAAAATCTCAAGCGATAAGCGATAGAAGTGGCCTGCGGGTTCCCTATACGCAATTAAAAACGACTTGGGACGGCCTGCGCGTATCACCAGAAGATTGGGAGCCAAAAAACCCACAGTTAACGCCTGCTAAAAATGTTGTTGATGCCACGGCCCTGTTTAATCCACGGCCAGACAACGACCCAGAAAATGTAGAAATATTTATTGGATTTAATTACGACATATTTGCTGATCGCAGATTAACAACTAATGTTGGAATTTCTGGCACAGCGTTTTCTGGACTTTCATCTTTAATTATTAACACAAATTTAGATGTAAATGGCGTTGGTGGTTCAGGAGGAATTGGGGATGAAATTGTTCAGCTTGATCCTGCTGTAAGTGGTATCTCTGGAACTGGCGGTGTTGCTGTTGATCCTGCCCAAGTTGTGACGCTGGCAGTGACGGTTCAAAATGTTGGCGGGGCAAACAAATACTTCATCGCTGGCGTTCAGCAAGACACGCTGGAATTGATGGAAAGCAGAACGTATTATTTTGATCAATCAGCAAACAGCAATTCTGGGCATCCACTCAGGTTCTCATCCACTCCAAACGGAACGCACGCTGGGGGAAGTGAATACACCACAGGAGTGACAACGTCAGGAACGCCGGGACAGGCAAATGCTTACACCCAGATAGTTGTCGCAAATTCTGCACCGACACTTTATTATTATTGTTCGGTACATAGTGGAATGGGGGGAACGGCTAACACACCACCATTTGCTTCTGTTTCCATAGAATTAGAAAATACATCACTAACAGGAGTGGCTGGCGTTGGTGGTGTTGGGGATGAAATCCCTGCGGCGTTTGTGACAGGTGTTTCTGCAAGCGGTGGCGCAGGAGACGTTGGGGTCGAGACCCCATCAGTTATGCCAACGCCAAATGGTGTATCTGGAAATGGTGATGTAGGCTCTGAAACTATTCAACTATCAATAGCAGAAGATGGCGTTGGTGGCGCAGGGGCGGTTGGAAACATAACCGAAGAAGGCACAGAAAATGCGACTGGGGTCTCTGGAACAGGAGCAATCGGCGCAGAAACTCCAGAAATGTCAGAAGCTGTTTCTGGGTTGGCTGGCAATGGCGGTGTTGGAACGTCTAGCTTTGAATTAACCAAACCTCAATCTGGCGTGGCTGGAAGCGGTGGTGTTGGTGTTGAAATTCCTGTCGCACACCCAAGCGGAGTTTCTGGTGGTGGTGGCACAGGCGCGGTTGGCGTTGAAGCTCTTGAAATATCAATTAATGAAACTGGGGTTGGTGGCGCGGGTGCAATCGGAAATTCGATATATATTGCTGATTTGCAAACTGGCGTTTCTGGAGTTTCTGGTGATGGTGAAACTGGATCAGAGGCAATAGAGACGAACAAAAATTCCACTGGTCTTGCTGGCACAGGAGCGGTTGGTGCAGAAATTGTTCAACTCTTCCCAAGCCAAAATGGAGTTTCTGGCTCTGGAGGGGTCGGATCAGAAAACATTGATATATCATCAGCAGCCTTATCAGGCGTTTCTGGCACAGGTGGTGTTGGCACAATAACTGAAGAAGGAACTGAAGAAACTACTGGAGTTTCTGGAACAGGCGGCGTAGGCGCTGAAGCAATTCAGCTAGAAATCGTTGAAGTTGGTGTGTCTGGAACAGGTGGTGTTGGTAATGAAAGCATCCAAGCGGATGCGATTATAACAGAAACTGGCGTCAGTGGCACAGGAGCAGTTGGATCAGAAACACCAGAGCTATCAATCGTTGAAACTGGGGTTGGTGGCACAGGCGGCGTTGGAAGTGCCGTTCCAGAAGAAGAGTTTGGCTGGGGTGTTGGAACGTGGGGCGATGGAACTTGGGGAGACATTGCTGGCAGGCCACATCCATCTGGTGTAAACGGCACAGGCGGCGTTGGAACGACTTCTGTCTTGCTGATAACAACTTGGGGTCAAGGTGGCTATGGCGAAGGAACATGGAATTGAGGATAAATAAATGAGTTACACAACACTCAAAGCCCAAATCCAAGATTTTTTGGAAGATGACTCGACAGAGTTTGTCGCATCAATTGACACAATAATAGCGCAGGCTGAAGAAATGGTATTTCAGCGACTGCCAAATATGCCATGTTTTCGCCAAACGTCTGCTGCGGCTAATCTTGTGCAAGGCACAGCGTCATACACAATTCCCACGGCGAGAATGATTCGACAGGTATCAATTACCGACACAAATGTTGTGACGTATCTCGACCATAGGATTGATTCTTACATTCGAGACTATTGGCCCAATGCGGCGACGCAAGGCACCCCACGAATGTACAGCACAGATAGCGCAGGAACGGCTGGGACAGTCATTACATTAGCGCCAACACCCTCTGCGGCATTGGCCTATAGCGTAGATTTTATCGCCCCTGAGACGGGGCTAAGTAATGCCAATCCAAATACTTGGATTGACACTAACGCCTCCACAGTTCTTCTTGCTGCGGCTCTGTACGAGGCTTCTGCGTTTTTAAAAGCGCCAGAAACTTTATCTCTGTATAAAACCCAGTTTGACGAAGCAGTCCAACTTACAGTACAAGAGATGCAACGTGACTACGCAGCAGAATACAATGGAGGCATATAATGGCTATCACACAAGCAATGAGTACGCTCTTTAAAAAAGACGTATTGTTGGGCGACCATCATCTCGACAGCGACAGTATTTATATTGCGCTGTATACTAGCAGCGCGACACTGAGCGCGGCAACGGATGGTTATATAACCAGTAATGAAGTTGCCAACGGCAATGGATACACCACAGGCGGCAACGCATTGTCTAGCAAGGCGGTCACTGAAAACAGTACAAGTGGTGTTTTTGATGCGGCTGATCCAGAATGGACAAGCGCAACATTCACAGCCCGTGGTGCTTTGATTTACAACAAAACGCTAGGCGATGCATCTTCAAACGCAAGAGGCGCAATTGCCATTCTTGATTTTGGCGGTGATTTTTCTGTTTCTGGTGGTACTTTTAAAATTGTATTCCCAGCAGCAACTGCAAACAATGCAATTGTAAGGATCGACTAAAATGGCTTCAACCTATGTAAACGACTTACGCCTCAATGAAATGGCTACTGGCGATCAGTCCGGGGCATGGGGTACGGTCACGAACCTAAACTTGGAAATGATTGCAGAGGCATTTGCTTACGGCACCGAAGCTATTGCGAATGCCTCTACACACACGATCACCGTCCCAGATGGTGCCAAGGGTGATGAACGAAGGTTCTATCTCAAATGCACAGGCGGTGGTCAGGCTTGCACAGTCACACTTGCACCCAACACCGTTTCGAAAGTTTGGATGATTGAGAATGCAACTAGCTATACTCTGACATTCACTCAAGGCTCTGGGGCCAATGTTGCAGTGCTTGCTGGTCAGGTCAAAATGATTGCCACAGATGGCGCAGGATCAGGTGCAGTAATTTATGATCTTTTGACAGATGTAAATTTTGCTGGAACAACACATTTCGACAATATTGATGTAGACGGCACAACCAATCTTGATGCTGTGGATATCGACGGTGCAGTACAGCTAGATGCCACTCTTACTGTAGGTGCTAACGACCAAGGCTATGACGTTACCTTGCATGGCGATACGGCTGCTAGGAATGTTGTTTGGGATAGTAGTGCTAATGCACTTATATTTTCTGATTCAACTTCTGCAAAGTTCGGAAATAACGAAGATTTGCAGATTTATCACGATGGGTCTAATAGTGTAATAGCTGACTTTGGAACAGGCATACTGGATATTAAAAGCGATGGTGCAGCTATACAGTTTTCTTCAAACACTGGTGAATTGTATGCTTATTTTGCAAATAATGGCGCAGCACAACTTTTTCATGATAATGCAGTCAAAATCGCCACAACAGCCACTGGCGTAGAAGTCACTGGCGCAGCAACAGTAGGCGGTGCAGCGGTCAAAGTTGCTGGCAAAGAGACGATCTTCGTGCCAGCAGTCGCTATGTACCCAAGCACGACAAATCCGTGTGCAGGGCCAGAGCAAGTAGAAACCACTGCGCTACGACCTGATCTGAAAGTCTTAGACTTTGCGGCTGATGCGGATGATTTTGCTCAGTTTGCTATAGCCATGCCTGCGTCTTGGAACGAAGGAACTGTGACCTTCCAGCCTTTTTGGACAGTAACAGGCACAAACACTGGCACGGTTGCTTGGCAACTTGCTGCGGTGGCGATCACAAACGACGAAAGCATAGATACAGCTTTTGGCACTCAAGTGGCGACTACTGCTCTTGCCTTTTCTGGAACGTCAAATGACTTGATGGTCTCAGCAGAAAGTGGCGCAGTGACAATCGCAGGAAGCCCAGCGGCAAACGATATGTGCTTTTTCCAGATTAACCGTGACACTAGCGCGGATGATCAAACAGGTGTAGCAAGGCTGTTGGGTGTTAAGCTATTCTTTACAACTGACGCAGCAAATGACGCATAGGTGAAAAATGACTGGTTTTGGGATAAATGTTCTTGGGTTTGGTTCTGGCGGCGGCTCTGCTACAGTCGAAATACCAAGTCAAACCGCTATAAACGGTCAGTCAAACTATGAGAATGTTGTAGCATCTAATTTTGTTGCCCGTGGGGATACTTTGGTAATTACTTCTGGTTTTTGGGTCTGGTCAAACAACTCTTCGCCAGCATTAACTGTAGATGTTTCAGACATAACTATTGAAAACAACGGCAAGATTATAGGTAGAGGCGGACAAAATAACGGCAGCGTTGGCTATCCCGCAATAAAATTAAATTCGGGAATCACTGGAGTTACGGTTATTAACGCATCTGGCAGTTATATTGCTGGTGGCGGCGGGGGCGGTGGTCAAGGACAAAATGGTTATGGCGGCGGCGGCGCTGGTGGCGGCGGTGGTGCTGGAACTGCTGCTGGTGGAGCTTTAAATGCTTCAGGGTCAAATGGGTCTGGAGCTACACCCGGTTATGGCGGCGGCGCTGGTGGCGGCGGTGCTGGTCTCAGTTTTTACGGTTCAATTTCTGGTGGCGGTGGTCGTATTTTACCCGGATCAGGTGGCTCGGGGACGGGTGGCGGTGGTAACGGGGGGTCAGGCGGTGCTGCTGGCAGCAACGGTAATAGCTCAAGTGGCGGCGGAGGTGCTGGCTGGGGCGCAAGAGGTGGTAATGGGTATTACGCAGGGACAACCCGTAATGGTGGTACTGGTGGTAATGCCATTGATCCTAATGGTAATAGCTATACGTTGAGTAACAGTGGAACAATCTATGGAGCAACATCGTGAGTCAGGCTGTAGATTATGTGTTTAACGGGCAAAGCTATACAACTTTAGAACTTGCAAGGCAGGCAGCAACCTCCTTTGAAGCTGCAATTTTTTCTAAATTAGATAGGTTTTGCAAAATAACAGTTGTTGAGCCTCATCACAAAATACCCAATGCGTTTACAATAAACAATCAACTAATAGATTTTGATTGCAGGACTTTAGACGATAATGATTTAAGGCACTTTAACATAGCTGCGGTTGTGACAGGAGAAGCATATCAAGGTGTAAGGGCTGCAGAATTAAAACAACGTCATAGAGAAATTTTTGAAACGTATGTACTGGCGTTACAACTAAGATTTGTAAGAAAGATATCGTTTCCAAGCAGGCTTGTTAGTGACCCAGATTCCTCAATACAAGAAAGTGATGTATTTAACGAAGAGGTTTTTTCCTCAAATGCGTCTTTTGAATATGGCTGATATAGATGAGCGTGGTTTTATGGTAAATAGGTGTAAATATGGATAAGCGTACAGTAGCCTCTGCACACAGCAGAATTGATGACTTAAATATTACCTTTGCATCTCTTCGCACAGAGGTGACCATACAACACAAAGAGTTGTTTACGAGGGTGAAGCGTCTGGAAGCGATCATGATCGGTGCCAGTGCGGCAATCATCTTAATGCTTATAACTGTGCTAACAAAAATGGGGTAGGATTATGACACCAGAGACGTTTGATAAATTCAAAGTTTTGCCGCGAATAATGATGTTGGCTGTTACGGTGCTGACGTATCAAAGTGTTCACTGGTTTATGTCTATCCCCCCAGATCAAGTAACAAATGCCCAAGCGGGTTTGGTTAGCGTCTGTATGGGCGCACTCACTGGTTGCTTTGGCATCTTCATAAATGGTGAAAAAGCATGATGGCTCTTCTGGGGAGCCTGCTAGGCTTCGGATCATCGTTTTTGCCGTCAGTGCTTGATTACTTTAAGGCCAATCAGCAGCAAAAGCACCGCATTGAAATGATGCAAATCGAAACAGAGCTTGCACAAAAGCGGTCTGAAATGAAGCTGGTCGAGCTAGATAAAAAGGCAGACATCGAAGAAACAAGGGGCTTGTATGAGCATGATCGATCTATCGACGCTGGAGGATTTATCAACGCTCTTCGGGGTTCTGTTCGTCCTGTTATTACTTATGCCTTTTTCGGATTGTTCGTAGCCACCAAAGTGGTCATCATGGTTAAGGTCGGGCAGTCTGGTGGAGAGTGGACAGAGGCTGTTGAGCTTATGTGGGATCAAGAAACGGCTGGGCTTATGAGCGCAGTTTTAGCATTCTGGTTCGGAAATCGGGCAATCAGTAAATATGCAGGGAAATAATTATGGGCTACAAGTTAAGCAAACGAAGTCTATCTAGGCTGGACGGTGTAGACGAAAAAATGGTAGCTGTCGTGAAGTACGCCATAGGTGTTACCAAACAAGACTTTTCGGTAATTTGCGGACTGCGAACAATAGACGAGCAACGTGCTTTGGTTGCAAAAGGGGCTTCGCAAACCATGAAGTCAAAACACATTGACGGTAACGCCGTTGATTTGATGGCTTACTGCGATGGCGGCAGATGGGAACTGAACCTCTATGATGAAATTGCAGACGCTATGAAAGAAGGCGCAGAGGCTGTGGGCGTAAAGCTACGCTGGGGCGCTGCGTGGACTGTTAATGATCTAGGTGCTTGGGAGGGTAGCGCAGAGGACGCTATGAACAGCTATATAGACATTCGCAGATCACAGGGACGTAGGCCATTTATCGATGCTCCACATTTTGAGACCATGTTCTGATGTCATTGCAATTGCTGAAATACAACGCTGGCATCGTCAAAGATACCACAGAATATTCTGCTGGCAAAAATGGCCCATTTTATGTGGACAGTGACCTTGTTCGTTTTGTGAACGGATACCCAGAAAAAATTGGTGGATGGGAAAAAGATAAATTTTACGCATTAGATTCGGCTGGGGAAACAACATCCACTGAAGCTACGCTGACTGGCATTGGCCGAAAAATGGTTTTTTGGAGAGGTGTAGATGGTACAGATCGAATAGCTGTCGGAACACACAATCATCTTTACATAATTCAAAACAACGCAATTTATGATATTACGCCATTGCGAAAAACCACAAGCAATCTTTCTAATCCTTTGGTCGTAACCAGTGGCAGCACAACTATTACTGTAACCGACAATGCACATGGAGCTTCAGACGGTGATTGGGTTGTAATAAATTCTGCCACTGCCACAGGAGGCATATCTGCCGAAACAATTAACAGAATGGCAGGGTATCAAATAACTTATATTGATGCCAATTCCTATTCAATACAATCGCCCGATGCAGCAACAAGTGGAGCCACAGGCGGCGGCACGACAATAGATATAAAATATCTTATTGGTTTGGCAGCGGGGTTAGGCACACAAAGTTCTGCTCCTGCTCTTGGTTGGGGCGTTGGTGGTTGGGGTGAATCAACATGGAACACGCCAAGAAATTTATCTCTGTCTCAAGTAAATCTTGAAAACTCTGCATGGAGTTTAAATATTTGGGGCGAAGATTTAATTGCTAATGTCAGAGGTGGACGAATATATTACTGGGATACATCTGGCTTAATCACAGCAAGAGCCGTTCTTGTGTCCAGTCTTGCAGGGGCAGCGTCTGTCCCTGCGGAAGTTCGGGCAACTGTAATTAGTTTTCCCGACAGACATTTTATCGCGGCTGGGGCTAGTGTGTATGTCGCCGCTGATGGAAGCTCTGGAACACTAGACCCAATGTTGGTGCGCTGGTCTACGCAAGAAGATTTTACAAAATTTGCTCCAACAGCACTCAATACTGCTGGCGATCAAAGACTTGAGGTTGGAACCAAAATTGTTGCCTTGGTTAATACTAGAGAAGAAACAATTATATCCACTGACGAAGCGATCTACGGTATGACTTTTGTCGGTGACCCATTTATCTTTTCGTTTAGATTGCTTGGTACTGGCGTTAGCGCGATTGGCTTAAACTCTATGATTGCAATCGACGGCAATACATATTGGATGGGCAATAGATCGTTCTATATATACGATGGTGTAATTAACGAAATACCATGCCCATTAAAGCATTTTGTCTTTAATAGATTACAAACACAATTTTTTGATAAAACTGTGGCTGGTCATAATGTCGAATTTAACGAAGTAACGTGGTTCTATGTCTCTGACCAAAATACAGCAGGGACAACTAATCCAGAGCCAGACAGTTATGTGACCTATAATTACAACGAAAAAGTATGGTCGATTGGATCAATGGACAGAACGGCTTGGAACGATGCATTCGGCTCCCGCGAAAAACCATTTGCATTTAGCCCTCAAGGCTTTTTGTACAACCATGAGACAGGGACAAGTAACGATGGCGCAGCTATGACTGCATTTATTGAGGCAGCGCCCCGTGAAATCACAGCAGAGGGCGAAAATCTTTACATGGTGGATCGTATTATTCCTGACGCAACGATGGGGGCCAATAGCACCGTCTTGCTATACATGAATACGCGCAAGTATCCCAACGCCAGCGAGACCATAAAGGGGCCGTTCAACATTACGTCTACAACAGAGAAAATCAGCACTCGCGTCAAAGGTCGGCAAATTGCTTTGAAGTTTGAAAGCACAGGCACGCAAGACGAATGGCGGCTTGGTGACCTTCGGATCGACACAAAGATGGATGGATTACGATGACCAGCGCAGCACCCCTTGCAGTCTTGCGATTGCCGTCACCTCCCCAGCAATATCAGCAGGGGTATATGGGAAGATTGGTAAACACTCTGGAGCTTGAAAAGCAGGCAACATATTTTGCAGCATCGCAGGGCTTGCAGACAGCCGTTGATCAGGCCGAAGCTACAGCGTGGTTTATGGGCTAATGGCTAATAATTACAAAAATGCCAAGGTCGATTTAACAACGACAGATGCCACAACGATGTACACTACGCCCAGCGCAACCACCACTCTGATCAAGTCGATCTTAGTTTCCGAAGACAGCGGAAATGCGGATACAATTACGGTCACAATTACAGACGCATCAGCCGCTGTATTTTCTTTGTTTAAAGTTAAGGCAATCGGTGCTAATACAACGGTAGAGCTTTTGACCCAGCCTCTCACCGTTCAAGAGGACGAAATCATTAAGGTCACGGCAGCAACGGCCAACAGGCTGCACGTTGTGGCTTCACTATTGGAGATAACTTGATGGCAGTTCAGTATGACGCAAATGGCATTGCTCTCACAGATGAGCGCGGAATTGCTCTCCCAGACCCATATGGAAATTTAGGTGTTTTGCCAGCAGCAGAAGACGGCATGGAGACAGTAGATGTTTATCAAATGCAGTCTCAGGTCGCGCCAGAACTTGCTGAAGGCTTGCGCCTGCAAGACGTTTACGGCACTGCCGCGATGCCAATGTATGAATTTGTAAAGCCCGTCAAGACAGGCACCCGCACGTTCTCCACTGTGCCAGACTTTGGTGGCACAACTCTTAACGGCGAACCAATGGTGGCTTCACCGCGAACTGGAAATGCACAATCAACTGACATGGGGCCAATGAAGATCGCAGCGGCTGGCGAATTGGGAAGTTTCTTTGGTGGAAGAGTTGGCCGTTTAATGAGCGGAAATAATCCAATGGGTTTTGGTGAAGCCATTAGTGCTGGTGGTAAATCAATGTTTCCCGGTTCTGATGTTGTGGTTCCAAAAGGTACTCCTTATGGCGCTGGAGCAGGCTATGGTATAGGCCGCACGGTTGGCGGCTTGCTGGCAGGCGAAGATGCGGGTGACGCCATAAAAGGTGGCGTAAAATCTGGGATCGGTGGCGCAATTGGTACAGCCATTGGTGGCCCAATTGGCGGTTTTATTGGCGCGTCTATTGGGGGGCGTGTGATCTGCAACGAACTACAGCGGCAGGGCGTAATGAGCAGGCAAAACGTATTGCTGGACTATCGCTTCACCAGAGATCACCTGACGCCACAACACGTCAATGGATATCATGTATGGGCCGTACACGTTGTAAAGCAAATGCGTAAAGGTAGAGGCGTCAAGCTCTGGCGTCACCTAGCCCAACACAGAGCCAACGAAATCGCCTACATCTACGGCAAGCGAGACAAGCCCGATTATCTGGGCAAGATTTATAGAAAAATTCTGGAACCAATCTGCTGGTCGGTTGGCTTCTTCTGCGAAAAAACTGACTGGTCTGTGCTATACAAAGCGAAGGAAGCGTAATGCCTAATAAAGATATGATGAAAGCAGAAATGCCAGATATGCCAGATATGCGTGGCGCAAATATGCGAGAAGAAAGACGCCCACAAAGAGACATGGGTCAAGCATCGCCAGAAATCGCGGCTGCTCTTGTATCGCGTCTGGGTGGCATGTCTGAGCAAGAACTTGCAATGCTCGACAGTGTTATCACACCAGAAATAGCCTCAGTGCTTATGAAGCTGCTGCCAGAGCTTGCAGAGCTTATTGCGGCCATAGAGGGTGGCGCAGGCGGTGGGCAAGCCCCTATGCCCCGTCAGATAGCTTCTGAAGGGCAAATGGGCGCACTGGGCGGCATGGGCTAATGATGATCAGAGTGGCGACACCTCTGGATATATCTGCGTTGTACGGAATGCTGCACGTCATGCACTCCGAAACAGTTCATGATGTGTCGCCAATCAGGTCTGATAAGCTGGTCGCTGCCATTAGCAAGTGCATTCACGATGGCGTTGTTCTCGTCGCTGAAATAGACGGCAGAATTATTGGATCAATTGGTGGTGCGGAAATGACCGACTGGTGGAGCGACAAAAAGTATCTGGCTGATAAGTGGTTTTTCGTCTATCGACAGCATAGAAAGTCCACCATCGCCACCCGACTGATTAAGAAGTTTATGAAAATCGGTCAGGAGGCTGGCGTCCCAGTTAAGTTGGGCCATGTCTATTCTGGCGATATAGATCGCAAAGATAATTTTTACGAGCGGCTTGGGTTATGCAAAGTCGGTTCGTTATTTACGGAGGCTTAAATGGGCAGTTTCTGCACACCATCATATTCGGAGCTACCAAGCTCATCTGACACATATAGCGCAGATGAAGTTCCATCTTGGGTCTCCTCCGCTGGACGATCATTATTTGAAAAAGCTGCCGAAATAGCAGCGTCTGACTATCCAACATATTCGGGTGACCGCATTGCGACATATGGCGATGATAACAGCAAGCTGACCGACCAAGAGCGCGAGGGCATGGAAATGCTTGGCACTCTTGATGATACCTTCAAGCCGTATTTGGATGATTACACTGCTGTAGCTGACACGTTGGGACAAGGCTATGACGCAGCAACACGCGAAGAGCTTATGGGCGATCCATTTAGCATGGACACAGCGCAGCCGTTTATGGACATTTATCAAGACGCCATGAACCCTGCCGTGCGTGAAATCGAAGAGCAAACCATTCGCGCTCAAAACGAGGCCAGAAGCCGCGCTGCAAGGGGCGGTGGTGCCTTCGGCTCACGTCTGGGCATTATGGAAGGCACAGCGGCAGGAGAAGGCGCAAAGGCCGCTGGAGACCTTAGAGCCACGGCAGGACGCGAAGGATTAGACTTTGCCGCTGGTCGCTTCGACACAGAACGTGCCAATCGGTTTAGCGCAGAAAATGCACTCAGAAGTGCGTATGAAACCGAAGAGGCAGCAAAGGCTGGTCAGATGGATGCCTACGCAACTGCTGGCACACTGGCGGCTGACTTGCAGGCGCAAACGGCGCAGGGTCTCATTACATCTGGCGAGGCTACGCGCCTACTTGATCAACGGGCGCTTGATTTGGCTTACGCTGATTATCTTGATCAGCGGGATTATCCGCAGGAGCAGCTTAACTTTGCTCTGGGGGCATTGTCCCAAACGCCGTACAGCAAAGCGTCTAGGGGCTTCCAGACAGGCACACAGATGGCTGCTGATCCCTCGGTGTACGGCCAGACACTTAGCGGTCTGGGTAGTCTGTACAGCGCGTATAAACTGATGAACCAATAATAGGGACTAGGGCATGGCACTGGGCGCAAGCGACACTACTGAATTTGACAAAATGATGGGTGCATTGGGAATGCTTTCTGGCAGTAAGGCTGGAGCGCAGAAAGCCTTTGACGCAGCCAGCGCCATGTACGCCCCTGTTGAAGATGCCAATCCTTGGGAGGCTTCCCTGCGGTTCTTTTTGGAAATGGGCAAGCAGGCATCACAACCGGGTGCTACAGTCCTTGGCTCTGCCGTAGGCTCTGGTCTTGTGCCGCTCGACTACCTGACTGCCAAAAAGAAAGAGAAGCGCGACAGGGATCAGAAAGTGGCCTCTACGGCGTTTAGCCTTGCGCCAACGCTAAAGCCGAAGGCGGCGACATACCGCGATCCGAAAGAATACATGATTGAAATTCCAGTCTTGGATGACAACGGCAAACCAACTGGAGCTTTTCAACCAGCATACCGTGACTTCTTAACAGCCAAAGGCTTTGCCGATCTGCAAAACCAAGGCGCGAGATTTAAAAGTGTTGATAAGACAACTGGGACAGGCAGCACATTCAAAGAACGAAAGTTTTATAAGACTGGTTTTGATCCTGCTGTGGTTAAAAACGAAAATGATGCCGATGATTTTGAAGCTCAAGGCTGGAGTTCTGTTCCACCAGTAGATTGGACAGACAGTAAAGGTGCTACATCAGAAGATGCAGCAGAAGTTCAATCAAGTAAAATACTTGATAGCGGCGTAGTTGTTACCGTA